CATATCTAAATCCTTGACTTCTATCAATATTGGAATTATTAAAAAGCATAATCGGGCTTTTTTTACTGTCTTGCATTGTTAAAATTTTACCAAAACTATAACCAATCATTCCTCTAAATATAGCGGCTATATTATTCATAGCTGATATAGCATCCGTAGAATCAGTAAGATACATATTGCACGAAAATCTTGGCTCAATTATAGGATAACTTTTTTGAGTGCAGCAACCTCCGTAGGTTATATTATTTAAATTACTACTATCACTAAATGTAGCAGGATCATCTTCCAATGTTGGTCCCGAGAGAGTTATTTTTTTAGTAGTTTTATCGCTTGATATAATTACTCTTTCCTCTATATTATACTTACCTTTTCGAAGCATTGAATTCTTTAAAGCGGTACCTTTTTGAGTCGTACTTAAAGACTCTCCGTATCCATGCTGATTAATAAATATTGCAATTTTTTTTCCTTTAAATTTATCTCCATCACCAAATTCTTTTTCAAAATCATTTTCACTATATTCATTGGTATAAGTTTCGTTTCCATTTACATCAACAAACCAACTTGTATTATCTACTGTTATTTCAAATGAATTTTCTGTTTCATTATCTGACGTGTCAGTTGTCTGGCTATTTTTACGCTGTGTTGAAGCAAAACCTCTCAAGGAACCTGTTTTTGTTTCCACTGGGTATTTTGTCTCTACAAGCTCATCGCAGTATTTTGCGGCTTTATATAATTGCCATTTATCGATATTAAATTCTTCTAATCCATATTTTCCTAAACCAAATCTTGGGTTTTGCACTAAATCAAAAAATATCCAAGCAGGATTATCAGACCAATATCTATTATTATCAGATATTAAATTAATAGATTCTCCTTCTTTTTGTCCTTTAAAAAATCCGTTCCACGGCCCAGAATATTTTCTTGAAACTGGATCATAGTTATCAGGAATCAAAACTTTTTTTAATTTTAAATGATATGATCTGTCTGGAACATTTTTAAAATTTTTACTATCAAATTTTATTTTGCACATCGCCGTATGAGGATACAGCATATTTATATTTATTCTTTCCTGCACGGAAGCCACGGTCAGCGTTCTTCTTTTACTTAAACCTCCTACTAAATCTTTAAATTTTTCATCCCCATCGTGAACTACAGCACTTTTGACAGCAGGATCATATTCTGCGCTCAATTTAACAACAGTAAATACAACACCTCCGCTATACGAATCAAAGTTTATAGACGAGTCAAATGTTAATTCGATATCAAACTTATAAGGAGCGGTAGCAATTCCGTTTACAATAAAAAATCCGCGCTCATCTTCAATTAATCCAGCAGTATCCTTGATTAAAGAAGTATTATCTTGAGATTCCTCTCTAAAAACCTTTAATTCTTCATCGATCGTTGTTGTATATTCTGAATTAACCCATTTATTGTAAACCCGTTCTTCTTCAGAGGTTAAAACGGCTTTCTTTTTTTTAGGGTTAGTCCTAGAACCAGAGCGGCCCCGACTAGACATCTTCCTCCTGGCAGAAATATAGACATCTTTGTCGTTTTGAAACGCTTGTTTTTCTTCGCTTTCCTCTGCTCTTTTTGTTTCAAGATTAATTATTCTTTCTGTTAAATCAAAACCGGTCATTGATGTTTCACCCGCTTTTACAAATGAAATTTTTGTTATTCCAGAATTTATATCAAATATATTTCTTTTTTGTCCATCACGGGACACTGAAATTGCAAATCGGCAAGAGTTTTGAACTGTTCCGCCATCATCTTTTGATTGAGCCAGTTCAGTAATCAAACTAATAATAACTTTATTAACATAAGAATTAGTGACACAATGACTAAATATTTTAGCGCCAGCTTTTTCCGCGCTTTCCCTACTATCGTATGCAGATTGATTATCCTCGCTAGCGTAAGGTGACGCACCAAATAATGTAACATCATAATGCTTCATAAATGATATTTCATTTGATAATATTTTAGTTTCATTCTCTGCGCCCAATTTCACTTCAGGTTTTTGACCCCCTTCATTCAAAACATAATTAAAAGTTCCTGTTTCAGAATCTAAAGATTTAGTATTCTTGACCTGAACATTATTTAAAAATATACCTTCTGAAATATCGCCTCCAGAAATAGGGCCTCCATTTACATTCACAAAACCTTGAATAGGTCCTTCAGATAAAACATCAATATATTCTATATTAGTAAAAGATTCTAAAGCTAAATCACTTTCAGTGTTCGATGTTAAAGGCAAAGTTAACTCTTTGGTATCTATATTGGCAGACCCAATTTTTAATCTTCCGTATCCTATTGGAACAGGAACGCCTTGAGCTTGTCGATTTCGACCGCCTGACAATAAAAATGATTTAGTAGAAATTTGTTTACCTGGCTTTGGAGGTTCAGGAGGCTTAAAAATTGCATTCAAGGTGAATGATACAGCAAGCATTACCGTCATAGTAGCCACAAAATAAGCAAATTTAGTACCTGCTAGCGTCCCAAAAATCGCAGAAGTGGCAATAGAAGTAATCAGCCCTCCTCCTTGAGGCAGAGCAATAATATGAATTTCCTTATTGGAATAATTTACGTTCAAATAATCTTTACTCAACAAACTTTCCTTTAAAGATTCCTCGCTTCTTATATGCAAAGGGTTTTTATTTAAAAATATATAATCTACGCCCTCTCTATTTTTATCGAAAATATATTTAAAAAATCCATCTGAATTACACTCTATTGCAGTTAATATTTCAGGAACTGAATGCGCGGCGATATCCCACTTTCTACCAAAGCGCTTACCTATTGCTCCATGTAAATATACCTTTTTCATTCCTTATACCTGTGTATAAATACACTATTTTTTTAAAATATAAAAATCATTATCTTTTAAGCTGTATATAACAAAAGGAATATCAGTTTCTTGTTGATATAAACGATCTAATTTAGATGGTTTTGCAGAAATTGCCACATGAGAATGATAAATATATTCAGGGTTCTTTTCAATAATAATAAAAGGATCTATTATAAAATGATTAGATGGAACTGGACTTAAATTCTCGCAGGGCAAAAATTTGTTTTTAGAAATAATTCCACAAGTTTCAACATCAGGTTTGCTTTTAGCATAATCAGAAATTTCGTCAAGTATTTCTTGACAAATCATCAAGCCTCAACATTAAATTTTTCTGTGCCAGGAAAGCCTCCAAAACGCAAACCCTCGTGAGTTTTATCTGATTTATTAAAATCTACAAGAGCTTCGCCAAATCTTAATTCGCAAGACTCAAGAGTCTTAGCGCATTCATCTTTTAACCAGTATTTTTTATCGAAAAACGGATGATGATTTTTTGCAATTTCATGAGACTGAACGCATACAAAAACACTTGGAGCAATTCTGTAAGGGTTAGAAGATTTTTTTCCAACGATCTTGACTATGTCTCCTAGATTATACCCTTTTAAATTATCTTTAGTTCCTAAATGCCCATATCTATTCCACTCTAAAATATCATCAAAATTTTTATTTTTATCTAATCTAGCCGAGTTATTTAGAGATGGGTCTGTAGCAAAGTCACTTATCAAGCTTTTTCCATTCGAAGTTTCAATTGGTAGACCTTTGTATCCGCAACCTATATTACATCTATAAGTCCATGCACAATAAGAAGATAACATAACTCTTGCTGGAACTTTTGCATCCTCTAATTCTAGAGCCGACACTAATTCAAACTCAATTAAATCATTTGCCTCTAAACTTTTCTTGTTGATGAAAAATATATCATCAGGAAAATGAGCATCTGGATCAGGAACACCAAAAGTATTTTCTCCGCTTTCATTTTCATTTCTATTCAAAAAATTATCAGAATCTAAAAATCTAGCGTATGTTCTTTTTCGGGTAACTTTACAATTAGAAAAATCTTTATTAACTTTAATGATCATAGAAAGCAATCCGTTTGGATTACCTATTGTAATTTTTGGTCTAGGCAACCTACCATCTCCGACTTTCTCAAATCCATTAGCTTCGATAGGTAAAGGTTGATAGCCTTTACCCTGCCAATATATAGGATTAGTTCCGTTTGTCATACTACAAAACCTATAAATTGGTTCGGACGAATAAGTTAAACCTTCTAAGTCTTGAAAGTGTTCCATGTTTTCTTGCAATATACTAAAATCAATTTCATACAACTCGATTAGCGCATCAGGCGCCAATGACATCATTTGCTTTGATAAATTTGAAGTGGATTTACTCATGATAAATATATACCTTTAATTCTCCTTCGTATGGACTAAATATATCTGTACTGTTTAATGTGAATTTTGTAGATAAAAACCCATTACTTCTACCAAGTAATATATTTCCAGAACTACCTCCAGATCTATAAACAATATTATTGCTATTTTCATCAATCAAAAAATCTTTAAATGTAGCAGAAGTTCCATTATATACAACATCTATATACCCCTTTTCTCCCGGATCCAAGCCTTGTCGTTCTTCTCCATCGTCATGAGCCCTATTTCTATTTCTTAAAAAATCTTCTATAACAAAATAATCGCATTCAATATAATCGCTATTAGTAGATATATTTTTTATTCTACCATCGTTTTTTTGAAAAAATCTTTCAGTTGTTATTTTTGTGCTTGGATCAATTGTGCTAAAAAATTGACCACCTTCCGTACCCTCTGTATATTTTTTATCTAATTTCAAGCGCTTATTGTTTAAGCCGTGAATATAAATATTCGGAGGAAATTGACATTCATAATCCTCAGAGGTTAATCTGCTAGGTACAACGATTGGCACTTTATATTCATCATTTTCTTGACCAAGAATATAAAAATCTACTAAATCGCTTGCAGGAATTTCTATAGAATTTATATCAACAGGTTCGCCGCCTATATTTTCTATAAATAATCGAGCCTTGAAATTTTTACTTTTGTCAATTTTATCTGTATCTTTTGAAGTAAATACAAGTGGGCTTTTAAATATTAATTCGCCCCTACCAACGAGAGGTTCGGTATTTTTATTATCTAATTTAGTCGCAGAAAAATTAAAAGGATATTGCTCAAAAAGGGCAGTAATAGTATGATTATCTTTATAATTGTAAGTGTGACTCCACTGTTGGCAAACAAAATTCTGAGGGGTTTCGTATGGAGCTGGAGGAGAAAACAAAAAAGGAGTATAACCAAGATGTTGTTCTAAAAAATGAAGTATAGCATAAGCCTCACTGTCACTTCTATTTTTAAACGAGACATTTAAATTCAATAAACTTTCGTTTATTCCATCGTTATAAATTTGAGTATAATCGGCGCCTGCAGATTTTATTTCTTTTACTCTAGGTTTTTGACTTACGGTTAAACCAATCGAGGGCTTCCAGAAAAATTCTCTCGACCAATAATTTGTATTTATATCAGAATATCTACCGCTTTCTCGCGTCCAGCTTGAATTTTTAACTACAGGATCTTTTGACGAAAAACCTACTCCATCATCATTATAACAATAATAATACTGCATATTAACATTCGAAAAAACAATATCATTTTTAAAGTATAATTGTTTATCATCATAATCTTCAGCTTTTTTTGTGAACAAAGACTCAGACTTATTCAACCAAGAAGCATCAAAGTTTTTTAGAGTAACAGATATATCATTACTATTTTCAAAATTTAATGAATGATCAAAGTTTGTGCAATAAAATTTTCTTGTTTGATTATCTATAGAATCATAAGGATGAAATGTAGCATTTCCGTCCCACCTAAAACCAGAAATACCCTGACTATAAGCCAAAGTAGAAGATGGTTTATCTTTTTCTAATTGCCCCAAATGATTTTCCAAAAAGTGGGTAATTGCATTTGACTCTCGATT